GACGGCTGCGCCAGCGTCGCTAGGTACAGCATAGCGGCCCGGCAAGATTTCCAGAGCATCACGTTGCCAGAACGGATTAACGTAGTTGGCAACGGTGTTCAAGAAGGTGATTGCAGCGGTCGCGCTGGTAGCGTTCACAACAACGTTCTGGTACTGAGCTTCAGCATCCGTAGCTCCTTGATTAGAGATGATCGGGGGGCTGATGACCATGGTCGTTGCGTTAGTAACGCTGATGACGCGGAAGGTCTTCAGTTGGCCAGTGTCGCCCTTGGTGATGTGATGAACAGCGTTAACGTTGGCGATCGTGAAAGCATCACCAGCTGCAACGTTAGTGGTGCTGGAAACAGTCACGGTCTGATAACGGTTATCAACGTTCGAAACTTCGCCAGTGCCTGCGGTCGAGGTGGCGCGAGGGGTGTAGTAGTTAGCACCGGCGACACGGGTGTCGATGGTAATGCCAGCACCACCAGCGGCAGCAGCCTTGCGGTTTGCGTAGTCAAATTTGTAGGTGGCGAAAGAAGCCATCTCCCCGACGAACGCTTTGCGCAATGCCTTGTCGCTGATTTCGTTACCAAACGAACGCGAAGCCTTCGAAAGATCGTTAGCCATACCGTTGTAATCACGGGTGGACAAGGCAAGATAGCGATCATAAAAAGGGACGCCTTGCTCGTTCATGATGGCTTCGCACTGAGCAACGTCATCAAAACCGGAGGCGGTCGAGGTGCGCTTCACAAACAGGGTACCTTGATTGGCGGCCACGTTCATGATTGCCACGTTGATGTCGCTAGCCAGTTTCTGCTTTGCAGCATCACCCAGACGACCCTCTTGCAATGCATCACGCAATTCGGTGGCGGTCATGATCCAGGGAACAGACTTGCTGAAACCGATGGTTGCAGGGACCGACAACTGGGTGTAATCGTCAAAGTTAGACGTCATATCGGTACCGTTGTAGCTGGTAGCGATATAAGGCTGAGGACGCCAGATGACGTTGTTGGTACGCTCCATCATCGTCTGGTCGGTGTTGTACACCGCGACGTTTTTGCTCAGAACCAGAGCGTCTTGAAATCCTTCGAGAATGTCCTCGAACGCAACGCGTTCTTCTTTGGAAAATGCATTAGGCATTATGGCCTCCTAATTTGAAAATTATTTCGATGCCAATCGTTTCTGCTGCCGATACTGAATAACTTTCGTCATGTTTCCAGTGCGGGCAGCTTCTTCTCTCAGCCGTTCAAGTGTTGAGTCAACCGCCCCAGATGCTCTACCGGTACCTTGAATAACGCGCTCTGGAGCGGGTGCTGCTTTTCGGTTTGTCACTTTCAATTCTTTCTCCAGTCTTGCAACTGCAAAAGCAAATTGAACCGGGTCAGTTATTTTCGAGAGATCAGAAGATTTTTTCGGGTTCTTCCCGAGCGCATAAACTAACAACGCTGGATTTTCAGACCCTTGCAATATAATTCCCTGCTGCGTTACGCTAAATACTTCTTGAGCGACAGCTTCAGCGTCTTCATAATCTCGAACTTTAAGTTCGGCTTTAGCTTTGCTGTAGCCATCCAGCTTGTCTTGCCATGATTTCTGCTGCGCTTGCTCGTTCTGTCTGACTCTCTCAGTCTCAAGATCGAGCTGGCGCTTGCGCTCATGCCAAGAGTCTATTGCTCGCTCGAATTTTTCAACGTCATAATCGTGATCTTCTAGTCGTGGCTTCGCGCCTAATTGCACTGGCTTGGTCTCAGGTGCAGATGTCGCAAGTTTGGCCTCAAGTTCACGAATTCTTCGTTCCTTCTCTCGATTTGATTTGCGTAACTCTTTAACCCACGCCGGAGCAGAAACGGGAGGGCTTTCTTCTTCTGACCCGCCTATTGAAACAATAACTTCTTCATCATGCTCTTCCGTCGCTTGATTATCTGATTCAACAGAATTCTGGCGATCAGCAGAATCACTCTTGCTGACTTCACTACCAGAATTTTCCTGCTCATCCTCAATAATCATTTCGTCGTTTTCTTCTGCATGTTGTTCAGTTAAATTCATCTTTGATTCCTTCTAACTAACTCAATTTGATGGCTGAGCGGTTGCCATTTATTGCATTCTTAACTATTCTCAATTATTTTGCAATAGGCTGCACTTCTTGTCCCATAATAGCTTTCTGGGTTGATTCCATAGCTGTCATTGCAATATTCTGTTCCTGCACGCCAGTTTTGGCGAGTGTCTCAGCAGTTCGTGCTCTAGACAATCCAGCATCGGCCACAGTTTTAACAGTATCTGCCCGGGCCTTTGCAGCTTTTGCCATTGCTTCTTCAGCAGCAGCTTGCAAGAAAATCTCATTCGGGTCTTGTTTCTTACCTTGCATTTCGATTGTCATTTGCGCTTTTTCTTCATCGGTTGGTTTAACAACGCCCATGCGAACAAGTTTACTTCTGAAATAGTCTCGCACTTCGCTAATACCGTCACCCTCCATATTCATCATTGCCATTGCCTGCAATACTTGTTTTGTTTCTGGATCATCACTGATCGACATCATGCCGGTAAGTTCACGAACAGTTGAAGCTCGCTTACTAGAGCTGGATGGGCCGACATCAACAGTTACATCAAATTTGGCATTTCCGATATTATTCTCAGTGACTACTTCGCCGGTTTCGCTGATCATCGGGCGCATGAGTTCAATAATTTTGACTTTTTTATCAGCGCCGATTGATTTCATTTTACGGCCTTCTTCGACATAGACATCGCGCGCCATCGATAGCCATATTTCGCCGCATCGCTTCATACCTTTTGCAAAATTCGACATATATATAAATGCCTGCATGTCAAGGCGCGTCTGAATCATCTCTACTGCTTTGCCAGAGATGTTTGAAACCATCTTATCTGCTTGCTGCGAGCTTCCAAGAATGTCTTGCATGTCTTGTTCTGTGATCTGAAGAAGCGCAGCCATCGCGGGGGGAATTTGCGGGCTCTTTGTGTATGCGACCGGGCCAGATATTTGCTGACTACCATCAGGGCCAGTTATCGGATTAACAAGCAAATATGGGTAATCTTTCAGATTATCTTCAGCCCACATGACTTGGTGACCGGCAACCTGCTCAGGCAAGAGAATCGGCTTTTCGACGCTGGACAATGCGCTAATCTCGCCCAGCTTGGATAGCTGCATGTTCTTCAATCGCTGCGCATCTTTCGCAAGTCGTACATGACCCATGCAGCGTTCAACATTATCAACAAACCAGCGCTTTCCGTAAACAGGAACGATCGGGATGCACTTGCCAGCGATATATCCAGCATCTTCCAAAATCTTTCCGCCGGACATTATATATTTGTGAACGCGAGTTGATTTGACCTTGCGTTGACGTACTTCTTGACTTCCAATTGCTGCAAGCGTTGATTCTAGTTCGGGGTCTGCATCAAAATCTGACTTTCGGTAACGCTCTTCGGTTCCGTCAATCGCTCTGAATATCCGAATAGTTTCTGTGACGTCCTCGATCTTGTAATACTCTGCCACATAAACAACGTCGGGTGTACACCAGTCAAACTCATGTTGATGAATAATTTTGGGCCAGTCGGTGGGGTCATCTCCCCATTCTTCTTTGTAGCTTGCGCGGGTCATCGATGTAATCACAAAGCAATAACGCGCATCTGACTTGTCTTGTCGCTTTGCGTTCAAGTCGAAGAACACCGAGCTGTCAGCGTCAAAAATAGGCTCAATCCGAATCCGCTGTTTTTCGTTTTCTTCGTCTTCTTCGTCTTCGTAAACTGTACGCAAGCGCCAAGCTCCGAATCCTCCCCCCACCGCTTCTTCAAAGGCATTATCATAAGCTTCGTCAGCTACGCTATCTTTCTCATCAGCAAGATACAGCCCGTCGCAGGTTTCCGCCAGTTTGTCATCGCTTGATTCTTTGCTGACAAAATCAACAGTAATTCGGTTGTTTCGATACTCATTGATAATTCTGATAACAGCTAAGTGAACTTTGTTTACTTCGAACCTCGGCTTATTCTCATAAACATCAAGCAGCGGGCCTTCCCACTGACTGCCAGCCAAACTATAAAATCGCCGATCTTGCAAACACTGCAAACGCTCGTCGCGCAATGCAGTTTGAATATCATTAAACTGTTCTAGTGCCTCAGAGTGAAGCTCTGCAAGATATTGTTCTTTAGAAATGCGTGCCATAAATCACCCCTTTTTTCAAGTTTACCTTACCATTTATGCACATTCGGAAGCGGAGTGAAGTTTACTGAACGATTTACTAACACAGCCCGCCTTACCCCTTCGCAAGCGTAGCGCAGTGCGTCGATGACGTGATTCTTCTTATCTTGCAAAACTGGCAGGATTTTGCCAGTAAGGGGGTCAGTTTTATAGCTATAAAATGTTAATTCATCAATAGTATGCTTGCAGCGCGAATGAACAACGATATCGTAAGATTTCAGCCATTCAACGCCTTCAAGCACTGAATCTTTACCTTTCACAGCCGCCAGCATTTTTGGGAATCCATGCTTGCGCATGTGGCTGATTGTTTCCGGCCTCGAACTATCAGCGACAATCGGCCATTTTTCGGCCTCGGGCACTGTCATGAACAGCTCTGGCGTATTCATAATCTCGCAGCCAATCATATATGCTTCGTGATCGATGTACAGCGTGCGACCGACAATATGACATCGCACAAGAACTGTTGGATCAGATGCAAAGCCCCAGTCTGCCCCGAGCCTGTGAATCGCGTCTTTCGGTGTCTCAAAGTCCTCGATGCGCCAGTTTGTGAAAACGCGTGACGTGCTGTTGGTGAAGTATTTCCCCCGCCATACGTGCGCATATTTGTCCGGGTCTCGCGCTTTGTCGTACTCCATCTCGGCACGCAGCACTTCGGGAAACCATGGATTGTCGTCGAAATTGACCTCGATCAAAACTGAGTCAGGGGGCGGCTTATCACCGCGCAATAGCTGGTCAACCGGGTCGCTGGCCTGGCTCGGGTTCCAGGTGAACCAGAGCTCTGAGCCAGGCTTGCGAATCGTGGGCCGAAGCAAGTCGAGGCTGCGCTGGCTCAAGCTCTGAGCTTCTTCGACCCAGGCGCAGTCGTAGCCTTCAAGCGACTTGATCGAGTCAGCGGTATGATTCTGCATACCCTGAAAGATGATCAAGCCGTCCCCCTTTTTTGACTTGATAACAGCCTCTTGCACTTCAAAGTAAGCGCCGGCATTAAGCTTTTCAATCTTCAGCTCTAGCAATCGCTTCACAGATTGCGCCAGAGATTTCTGCACCTCGCGCACGCAAACGCTACGACGCTTCTGATCAATAAGATGTGATTCAATCAGCATCTCTGCGAAGAAATGTGATTTTCCGCTGCCTCGTCCTCCATGAGCGCCTTTA